GATATGAAAAAGGCTATCGATATGCTGAACGAGTTCAAGGAAAGCATCATCAATGCCTATGAGATCAGAACCAATCTGTCTCATACCCAGCTTTCTCACATGATGGACGATACCACCTGGATGAACGCAAAAAAGGCTATCGAACTCGGTTTTGCGGATGAAATCCTTACAGATGAAAAACGCGCCGTTCCCACTGAAGCCTATGCATTCTCCGGCAAGACCATCGAGAAGGCACTCATCAACAAGATTTCTGCAAAGGCAAAACCCAAACAGGAATCCAAGCCTATGGGTCGCAGCGTTGACGAACTCAAGGCTCGACTCCACACCATCAAAAAATTTCTGTAATTCAGGAGGAAATGTATATGAATATCGTTGAAATGCGTGAAAAGCGCACCAAGCTGTGGGCTACTATGGAAGGTTTCCTGGACACCCACCGCAATGACATGGGCGTTCTGTCCACGGAGGACGATGCTGTCTATGCCAACATGGAGAAGGAATTTGAAGCCCTCTCCAATGAGATTCGCCGTCAGGAGCGCCGTGATGCGCATGAGGCTGAACTCAGCAAGCCAATCAACCGCCCCATCACCGAAAAACCTGCCGCTGCTCCCAAGGCAGACGGTGTGGGCCGTGCATCCAATGCCTATAAGGAGGACTTCGGTCTGCACCTTCGTGGCAAGGCACTGGTTCACAATGTGCTGTCCACCACTCCTGATGAGGACGGTGGTTTCCTTGTGCCTTTGGAGTTCGAGCGTGACATCGTAAAGGCTCTGGACGAGGAGAACATCATTCGCCGTCTGGCAAAGGTTGTCACTACCTACCACGAGCGTAAGATTCCGGTTGCCCTGGGTCATTCCGTGGCGCAGTGGACAACTGAGAACTCCGCTTATACCGAGAGCAATCCTACCTTCGGTCAGAAGCAGATTGATGCTTACAAGCTGACTGACCTCTGCCGTGTCAGCGTGGAATTGCTCAAGGACAGCACTTTCGACATCGAGGCTTATCTGCGTCAGGAGTTTGCCCGTGCTTTTGGTATTGCCGAGGAAGAGGCTTTCTGCGTAGGCAACGGCACTACTCAGCCCACCGGCATCTTTACTGAGAACGGCGGTACTGTGGGCGTTACCGCAGCGTCCGCTACTGCCATCACCGTGGACGAGATTATCAGCCTGGTTCACGCTCTGAAGGCTCCTTACCGCAAGAACGCAAAGTTCCTCATGAACGATGCGACTGTGGCTCTGCTCCGCAAGCTGAAGGATCAGAACGGTCAGTACCTCTGGCAGCCTTCCGTTCAGGCTGGTGTTCCCGACCGTCTGCTCGGCTACGAAATCTACACCTCTCCTTATGTTCCTGTTGCCCAGGCGGGCGCTCTCGCCATTGCCTTTGGTGACTTCAAGAACTACTGGATCGGTGACCGTGCCGGCCGTACCGTGCAGCGCCTGAACGAACTGTACGCTACCAATGGTCAGATTGGCTATGTGGCTACCGAGCGTGTTGACGGCAAGGTCATCCTGTCCGAAGCTATTCAGCTGCTTCAGATGAAGTCTGCGTAATGAATGGAGGTGGCGGTGATGGATGCTTTGCTTGAAAAAGTAAAACAGAATCTGATTCTCGACCATGCGGCGGATGATGCATTGCTGAAGGGCTACATCACCGCCGCTGTTTCATACGCAGAAAGCTATCAGCATATTCCGGCAGGCACTTACAGCGAAAAGGATATGCCGCCCACCACCGAACAGGCGGTCATTATGCTGTCCTCCCACTTTTATGAATCCAGGGACGGCAGCACGGGCGGCTTTTTCGCTGACAATGTGCAAGCGGGACAGCAGGTCTGGAACACGGTCAACCTTCTGCTTCGGCTCGACCGGGAATGGAAGGTGTGACCATGAGTTTTGGAAAAATGAACGGCTTTGCCGACATCATTATCACAAAAAAGATAAAGGACAACGAGGGCTTCACTGCTATGGTGGATGAAGTCCTCGCTTCTGTCCGTGTTTACAGAGAAGGACGGCACGGCAGTCAGCGGTGGGCAAACCTCGCCGCTTTCTCTGAAGCTACCGATCTATTCCGTTTCCGCAGCATCCCAGGTCTTTGCATTACCACCGACCACATCATCGTTACGGACGGTGAGCGGTTTGAGGTAACCTCGGTCGAGAATGTGAAGGGACGCGGTATGTACACGGAGGCTCTTGCCAAAAAGGTGGTGGCGACTGTTGGCAAAGGTTGAAATCAAAATGCCAGACGAATTTCTGGAAAGGATGTCTCGTCTGGGAAAAGACTTTGATGCCGTTGCCGAAAGTGTTCTGGAGGCAGGCGGTGAAGTTGTCCTGCAGAAGGTACAGAGCAACCTTTCCTCTGTAGTGGGTTCCGGCACAAAATACGAATCCCGCTCCACAGGTGAATTGGAAGCGGCTCTGGGTCTGACCCCTGCCAAGACCGATAAGTATGGTAATCACAATGTCAAGGTCGGCTTTGCCGAACCGCGCAGTGACGGCGGCAGTAATGCAAAATTGTCAAACATCCTGGAATACGGCAAGCACGGTCAGCCTGCAAAGCCCTTTCTGAAGCCTGCGAAATCCGCATCACGGTCTGCGTGTAAGGCTGCGATGCAGCAGAAATTTGAAGAGGAGGTCAGAAAACTATGAGTGTACTGGCAGATATCCAGACAGCGCTTTCTGCTCTGGATATTCCCATTGAAACGGGTGTGTTCACCGATGCCGCCCCTGCGAAGTACATCGTGGTGGTTCCCATCGCTGACACTTTCGACCTCCATGCAGATAACGCTCCCGGCATTGATGTGCAGGAGGCTCGACTATCTCTTTATGTCCAGGGCAACTATATGGCAGATAAAAAGGCTCTTGTAAAAACGCTTCTGGGCGCTGATTTTACCATAACCGACCGCAGATACATCGGTTATGAAACAGAAACCGGCTACCACCACTACGCAGTGGATGTAGCCAAATACTATGAAATGGAGGAATGAATCATGGCTACGATTGGTCTAGATAAACTGTATTACGCCAAAATCACCGAGGATGAAAACGGCGATGAGACCTACGCCGCCCCGGCACAGCTGGCAAAGGCAATGACTGCCGATTTGTCCGTTGAACTGGCAGAAGCTACGCTGTATGCGGACGATGGTGTTGCAGAGATCATCAAGGAGTTCAAAAGCGGTACCTTGTCTCTCGGCGTGGACGATATTGGAGCTGCTATCGCATCCGACCTTACAGGGGCGATCATTGACGCCAACGGTGTCGTGGTATCCGCAAGTGAGGACGGCGGCGACCCTGTTGCGGTGGGATTTCGCGCAAAGAAGTCCAATGGCAAGTACAAGTATTACTGGCTCTACCGTGTGAAATTCGGCATTCCGGCTACGAACCTTGCCACCAAGGGTGACAGCATTACCTTCAGCACGCCTACTATCGAAGGTACCATTCTTCGCCGTAACAAAGTGGACGGCAAAGGCAGACACCCCTGGAAGGCAGAGGCCACCGAGGGTGATTCCGCTGTGGCCGCAGACACGATTGCCAACTGGTATAAGGAAGTGTACGAGCCTTCCTATACCTTACAGGCTTCAGAATAAGGAGGACTAATCAATGAATACAGAACGCTCCGCAAACATCACCATTGGTGATGAGGTATACACCCTGCTCCTGACCACCAAGGCAACAAAGGAAATCGCCGGACGCTACGGCGGTTTGGAGAACCTGGGCGATAAGCTGATGAAGTCCGAGAATTTCGAGATGGCCATCGGTGAGATCGTATGGCTTATCACACTTCTGGCAAACCAGTCCATCCTGATCCACAACCTGAAGCATAAGGATGCCCCCAGGGAACTGCTCACCGAGGAGATAGTAGAACTGCTCACTGCTCCGGCAGACCTTGCAACCTACAAGGCAGCTATCACCGAGGCGCTGTACAGAGGCACCAAGCGCAACATCGAAAGCGAGTCTGACCAAAAAAACGCGGTGGTCGAGTAAGTGACGAAGAGTTATTTACTCGACTTTTATATTACGGCATCGCCCACCTCCATCTGTCGCAAGATGAGGTGTGGCTGATGCCGTTTGGCTTGCTCCTGGACCTTTGGGAGTGCGACAAGCAGTATAACGGGCTTGCCAAGCCCAAGCGTGAGATGTTCATTGACGATATCATCCCGGACGGAATCTGATGAAGGAGGTGGTATAAATGGCGGATGATTTTGGACTGAAAATCGGCCTTGAGGGCGAAAAAGAATTCAAAAAAGCACTCGGAGAAATCAACCAGACCTTCAAGGTTCTCGGTTCGGAAATGAAGGTTGTACAGTCGCAGTTTGGCAAAAACGATGATTCCGTACAGGCTCTCACCGCAAGAAACCAGGTGCTGAACAAAGAGATCGAAGCCCAAAAGCAGAAAATAGAGACGCTGCGCTCCGCACTGGAAAATGCAGCCTCCTCCTTCGGAGAAAATGACCGCCGTACCCAGAACTGGCAGATTCAATTGAATAACGCCACCGCTGCTCTGAACGATATGGAGCGGGAACTTCAGCAGAACAACGATGCTCTGGACAGAGCGGAAAACGGCTTTGATGACGCGGAACAGCAGGCGGATGACTTCGGTGACGAGGTCGAAGATGCCGGAAAGCAGAGCGACGATGCCGGGGGCAAGTTTGAAAAGCTGGGCACGGTCTGCAAGGCGGCGGGTGTTGCCATCGCTGCCGCCTTTACCGCTGTTTCTGCCGCCGCTGTTGCCGCAGGAAAGGCACTGGTGGATATGGCCGTGGAGGGCGCTGCATATGCGGACACCGTCCTCACCGAATCCACCGTGACGGGCATTGCGACGGACAAACTCCAGGAGTATATGTATGCCGCTGAACTGGTGGACGTTTCGACGGATACGCTCACTAAGTCTATGGCAAAGCAGATCAAATCCATGAAATCCGCTACAGACGGTTCCAAGACAATGGTCGCAGCCTACGATGCTCTGGGAGTATCGGTAACAGACGCCAACGGTAATCTGCGAGACAGCGACACCGTCTATTGGGAACTCATTGATGCCCTCGGCGCGGTGGAAAACGAAACCGAGCGAGACGCCCTCGCCATGACCATCCTCGGCAAGTCCGCCCAGGAACTGAACCCTCTCATCGAAGCCGGGTCACAGCGGATGCAGGAACTCGGTGAAGAAGCACAGAACGCCGGGTATGTTCTCTCAAACGATATGCTCGCCGCATACGGTGCACTGGATGACAACCTCCAATATCTGAAAGTCAATGCCGAGGGCGCGAAAAACGCCCTCGGTACTGTTTTACTACCAGTTCTGACCGAACTGTCCGGCGCTGGCGTTGAACTGCTCGCTGAGTTTACAAAGGGCATCTCTGATGCCAACGGCGATATCGGAAAAATGTCCGATGTAATCGGAGCGGTACTGCCAAAGGCGCTGGACGCGGTGATGGAATATGTGCCGGAACTGCTGGAGGTCATTGCTTCTATCGTCGGCGCCTTGGGTCAGGCCATCATTGACAATCTGCCTGTTATCGTAGAAAGTGCAAGCCAGATCATCCTCTCCATCTTAGGAGGACTTATCGCTGGACTGCCGCAGATCACCGAAGGGGCGCTGCAACTGCTCCTTGCCCTGGTGAACGGCATTGTTGCAAACCTTCCCATGCTGATTGAAACGGCGGCACAGGTCATCGTGACCATCGCCACGGGAATCGCCACAGCGCTCCCAACTCTAATCCCTACGCTGGTGCAGGTGGTCACAGAGATGTGTCAGGCTCTGGTTGATAATCTGCCGCTCGTTCTGGATGCCGCTCTTCAGCTTATTACAGGACTGGCGCAAGGTGTTCTGGATGCTCTGCCTGTGTTGATCGCAGCCCTGCCGGAAATTATCAACGGAATCATTACCTTCCTGCTTGATTCCATTCCGCAGATCATTGAAACAGGCATTCAGCTTCTGACCTCACTGGTGGCGGCACTGCCGGACATCATTAAGGCAATCGTGGAAGCGATCCCGAAGATCATTGACGGTATCGTCAAGGCTGTACTGGATTCGATTCCCCAGATCATTCAGGCAGGCATCGACCTACTGATTTCCCTTATTCAGGCGCTTCCGCAAATCATCTCGACCATCGTACAGGCGATACCGCAAATCATCTCCGGCATCGTCAACGCACTCATTGGGAACATCGATAAAATCATCGTGGCCGGTGTGGAATTGTTCGTTGCCTTGATTGAAAACCTTCCAACCATCATTGTGGAGATTGTAAAGGCTGTGCCGCAGATCATTGCAGGTATCGTGAAGGCGTTTGGATCTCTAATGTACAAGATCGTGGAAATTGGCGGCAACATTGTCAAAGGTCTGTGGCAGGGTATCCAGCAGCTGGCATCCTGGCTCTGGGATAAGGTATCCGGCTGGATCTCCTCCATCTGGGATGGCATCTGCGATTTCTTTGGCATCCACTCGCCCTCTCGTGAAATGGCGTGGGTCGGTGAGATGCTGGTAAAGGGGCTTGCAGGCTCTATTTCAGATAACGGAGAGGAAGCCGTAAAGGCGGCGGAAGCCATGAGTGCAGATATTTCCGATGTGATGAATGGTCTCGCTGCGGATATGCAGACGGCATTGCCCTCGGATTTCTCCGTAAACAGCACTGTGGATGGTCCTGTTGGCGGCGCTATGAGTGGGAGCATCAGCATCTACATCGACAGCATGAATGTCCGCGATGAAACGGATATTCAAAAAATTGCGCAAGAACTGTACGCCTTACAGCGGAAAGCAACGCGCGGGAAAGGACTGGTTATGGCATGACAAATGGCTTTACGTTTAAGAACATTCACTCCAGCGCTTTCAATATTACCTTTCGGACGGACAGCCGTATCCTCATTCCGCAGGTGCGGCGTAATGTCCTGACGATTGGCGGCAGATCCGGCACCTATGACTACAGCGATGGTGTGTATGAGGAGCGGCGGGAGTCTTTGACCTGTTACTTTACCAGGCGGGCATTCCCCACAACCACGGAGCAAAGCAGGCAAATCGCAAAATGGCTTTCCGGTACAGGTGCGCTCATATTTGACGATGAGCCGGATGTGATGTACACCGCCACGGTGGTCAATGCGCCCAGCCTGAAACGTCGTCTGCAATACGGCGAGTTTGAAGTGCAGTTTGTGTATAACCCGCCATTCGGCGAGGACTTGATCAACCATCAGGCTACCCATTTGGGCGCTGTGCTGCCGCTCACCATTATGGTGGAAAGCAATGGCACAGTGGACACGCCTTGTCGGATTCGCTTTATCGCAAAATCCGACATTTCTTCGCTTACTATTTCTGCAAAAGCAGAAACCAATACTTAATGAGGAGGAACCTTATGTCTGCAATGTCCAACTGGATGGCAGCGTCCGTGATGAACGAATACTTCCGTGGAAGCTCTGTCACGCCGCCTGCCGCTGTATATCTTGCCTTGTATACGACTGACCCTACAGACAGTGATACAGGTACTGAATTGTCCGGCAACGCTTATGCCAGACAGCAGATTCTGTTCTCTGCACCAACTGTCGTATCCGGCAAAACGCAGATTCAAAACAGCACAACAATTACTTTTCCCACAGCCACAGGCTCTTGGGGTGATGTGGCGTATTGGGGCGTCCGCACCGCTTCTTCCGGCGGACAGCTTCTGGCCTACGGCTCGTTCACACAGACGAAGGCTATTGCGTTGGGGGATCAGCTTCATATTGCCATCAATGCCATCACGATTATTCTGGACTAAGGTGGAGGTGACGGCCGTTGTTTAACCTCAGTCAGTTTAGCTCCACCCCGTTCTCCGGTGTTGGCAAAAACGGCATTCCTATCTATTGCACAGCATCCATGCGTATGACGGTCAGCGGCAGTTTCTATGTCTTCCGAGCCGTGACGGCGGTTGCGCTGTTCCGTGCAGAAGCATATGGTCAGATGATCTGCATCCGTCCGGCTGCCGGTGAGGCTTCCATGCATATGTGTACCGAGGGAGCCTGCATACGGATTAAGTTCCTGACATCGTCTGTAAATATGCTGATGTTTGCTTCTGCGTTTGGGTATCGCACATACGGCACCAAGGAACTGGAGTTTGAGAATATTGAACTCAAAGCCGGCGATGAGGTCATTATCAACACAGATGATATGACCGTTACCATCAATGGCCAGAACGCCACAGTATTCCTTTCGGCAGACAGCGACTTCTTTAAGTTGAAGCCCGGCGAAAACATCATTTCGATTTCTGGTTCAGACGGCGCCGTTGGCGATGCCTACATCATTTGGAAGGACAGGTGGTTGTAAGATGGCAAATCCAAACATCCCGAGAGTATATAACCTCAATATGGAGCGCGTTGCGTTTCTGGATAAAGCATATAACATTGGATATGAATTGAAGCTGAATGAACTTTGGACAGCTTCTTTTTCTTTGCCTTCTGATGACCCCAAAAACGCATATTGCAAGCCATTTTCCTATGTAGAACTGTATGACGGGAACACGCGCATCGATTTGTTCCGCATCATCGGTGTCGACCATACAAAGTCTGATTACGGCGTCAACACGTATTCCTGTGAACACGTACTGGCGACGCTTCTGAATGATGTCCTGTTCCGGTATCA